GGTTTTTCATTTGGTATACCTTCTATCCAATTTAAAAGACCATATGTTTTTTGTTCTTTTCTAATTGAAAACGAATTTATATCTAAGTTAAAAACTCTACTTATCAATGGTATGCCTGCCAATAATGGTGTTGATCCTGTTTCTAATCCTGCTATTTGAAAATCAAAATGTCCAACTTCTTGTTTTATTTTATATAGATACATTTGCGATACGGCAGATAAAAATTCATGGTTAAACAAACCATTTCTTAAATAAAAAATCCATGTATATGATGTTCCTGGAATTTTTCCAGGCATCCATCTATTTCTTATCAAACATTTTTCTTCTATATATTTTTTTGTCCATTGATGTAATTCATCATAATCTATATTTAAATCATCATAATTCATCGTTTATCCCTCACATGCTAAACATTCGTTTCCTTCGGCCAATGCTTTAAGATCGATTTCTTCAATAACTTGTCGTTCGATCTTCTTTGCGACTTTATCTGCTTTGCCAATCTTTTCACTGCGACAGTAATATAAAGTTTTTAATCCTTCTTTCCATGCTTGAAAGTGTACTGCGTGGATGTATTTAACATTCGCATCGGGTCTGAAGAATAAATTGAGAGATTGGGCTTGGTCAATATATTCTTGTCGATCGGCTGCATGTTGAACGAGCCAACGCTGATCGATTTCCATACTTGTTTTAAATACGTCTTTTGTCCATTCATCCAGAATTTCCAAGTGTTGGACGGAACCATCATTCGCAATAATGCTTGACCAGATTTCGTTATAGTCCAAGGTTGCAGTGATGTCATTATCGCATTTCTCCTGAATAATTTTGTCAAGATATTTGTTTTTATTTAACGAAGAACCACTAAGAGTATCTTGACGATAAGCATTAGCACGGAAAGGTTCAATAGAAGGACTAGTATTGCCCATGAGAATGGAAGAAGAAGCATTGGGAGCAATAGCCATAAGATGACTAAAACGATTACCAGTGCCGTTAGCATCAGGAGCTTCGCCACGCTCCAATCCCAGTTCTTTATTCGCACGATCTAACCCCTCTCTAATACTTTTAAATATTTTTATGTTTCTTCCGACTGCCATAGCAGATTCCCAAGGAATGTTGTTCCTTTGTAAATAAGCATGGTACCCAAGAGCACCGATACCAATAGAACGCTCTCTGGCTGCACTATACTTTGCACGACTGATAACATCAGGAGCATTGTCAATGAAATACTGAAGGACATTATCAAGCATTTCGGCAACGTCTCTGAGAAATAATGGGTCATCTTTCCACTCATCATGATACTCCAAGTTTAATGAAGATAAACAGCAAACAGCAGTTCTTTCTTCGTTTGTTGGTAAAATAATTTCTGAACAAAGATTGGATTGATTGATGCGCAATCCTTTTTCTTTTAACCACTGAGGCAATTGACGATTAGAAGTGTCGATAAAATGGAGATATGGTTCACCAGTCATCATACGTAGTTCTAAAATTTGTTGCCACAACGCACGAGCAGAAACAACTTCTCTTATTTCTCCACTATGTGGATCTTTTAATTCCCAAGAATCATCTGCTTCTGGATCAAGCATACATTTTTCAATAATTTGCATAAATGTATCAGGAATATTGATGGCATGGTGTAGATTCAGGCAACGCATATTTTGGTCACCTGTTGGCTTACGCATCTCCAAAAAATTTATAATGTCAGGGTGGCTAATGTCAAGGTAAGCAGCATAAGAGCCACGACGAGTACGACCCTGACGGTATGCCAAAGAACTGGCGTCATAGATCTTGAGGTGAGGCATGACACCAGTAGATTTGTCATCTGCTGAACGGATACCAAAGCCAATACCAACCCCACCACCAAGCATAGATAACCAATTAGTTTCAGAAAGATTATCAACTAGACCCTCTGCAGTATCTTCAATATAGTTGAGAAAACAACTAATAGGCATGCCACGCTTACTGCGCCCAAAAGATAAAATGGGAGTGCTATAAGAGAGCCAATGACGTGAGGAATACTCATATAATCTTTGCGCATGCTCAGGATTCGAACCGAACTTTGACGATACGAATGCGAATCTTTGTTGTGGAGATTGTTCATCATCTCTCATGTAACTTTCTTGTAATCTTTTGATACCCAATGCATCAAATAGATTGTCTCGGGTGAAGTCGACCCTAATACCATGTACCACATCCATTTATATTTCTCCAAACAGTTTAATTGCACCAAGATTGTTTTGCTTCTCCGTAATACTCACGAGCCAAACCTGCTTCAATGAGTCTTGTGCTTAACTGTTTGCCATCAATTAACACATCACCAAGAACACGACCACCGTATTTATCCCACTCAACGATATAAACTTTAATTGTTTTTGCGTTAGCAATTGCTTCTTTTGTTAATTTGGTTGCCATCTGCGCCTTAGCATTTTCTGCTTCACACTTAGCACGTGGTGCTTTTTCTGGTGTATCAACACCAAGAACACGAATTTTTAATACTGGTTTTAATGGTGCTGGTAAAAATTTTGCTTCAACTTCTACTGTATCACCATCAAGAACACGCAAAACTTTCCAATCGTAGCCAACAGGTTTAATTTCTTTAGCCAATGCCACTGTTGTAAGTAAGGATAAAACTAGGAAGGATATTGTTTTCATTATTGCTCCTGTGCGATAAATTCTTTTGATAGGGGGAAAACTGTAGCGATTACTTTAGCGCATGCCTTAGCAATCTCAATGTGTTCTTTTTGTGTGCCATTACCTGAACGTAATTGTATATAGTGAATCCAAGATCTTAATGTGCCATTCATATACAAACGACTTACTGTGTTGCCTTCTGGTAAAACTGCTCTGGCTTGTTCTTTTGCGATACCATGTTCAACTGCCCATGTATATGCTTCTTTTGCTTTTTCAATAACATTCTTTTGCATCTGTTGCCACTGATATGCCAGACGTCTATTATCGTCATCTTCAATAGATATCTCAATACTGTTTTGACGATTTTTTGTATCTTGAAGTCTTGCCTCACGAATGACAAAATCTAAATCTTGTGTTGGGTCAGCGTAACGCTGCGAAAACTCTTGAAAAGAAAACGAACGATGACGCAACATCTGTCTAGCAATATCACGTGTAGTTTCAATTTCTAAACAAACATTTACCATTTCAAGTGGCGACCAATGTTGATTCTTAATCAAATACTTGATTAATTTTTCGCTTGTTTCTTTATTTGCTTGGTTTGAAGGATTACTTACACGTGCACAAAAAGCAACAAGTTCTGTCATATTTTCAGCAAAATATTCTGCTGGTTGTGAATAAGAGATTAACTCGACTTTCATAAATTTCTCCTCATCAATTACTCTACTAGCCCACATCTCTTCATTCTCAAGTATGGGTATATTTAAATTTTCTTCCATTGATTAAATCGCACCTTTGCTTCTAATCCACAAGTTGTATGTTCATCAATTAAATTCATAATCTTATCAACATCCCAACCTGCTTTGACTAAATCGTTAATGTCTTTATATCCTGTTTCTGGCATAAGAGAAACAGTATAACCAATATCAATACACTTTTCAATCTGTTTACATAATTCTTTATTTCTTGGTTCATTATCAAACACAACAATTAAGTTACTTAATAAACTACGAAGATAATGAGAATCAAAACTTGCACCTGCTACAGCAATAGAGTTTTCAATGAATAAAGAATCTATTGGTCCTTCAACAGCATAAACTTTTTTACTGAAGTCAACTCTCTCTAAACCAAAAATTCTCTCCATGTTATCATCCAATTTAATCGTCATATAACGTGGATCTTCATTACCAAAAGCTCTACCTTGAAATGCGAAAACTTTACCATGGTCATTAAAAAATGGGATCACTAGGCGAGGGTGTTCGTTTTCTTCTTCCGAGGTGTATGTATATTTAACACTGTTTACATATTTTTTCCACTTTGGACAATAAAAAAGTAGATTAAATTTTTCTTCTGGTATTAAACGAGATTGCACGTATAGTTTAGCAGGATGCGTTGGGGGTAAGGTATCAATTCTACGCAACCCCTCTAAAGTCTCATCTTTCAGCTCTGCAAACACTGGTTTTGTCTCTGGATACTCTATTTTTTTATGAGAAACACTCTTATTTGCAGTAGACTGATAACGCTCCAGAACATATTGTTCATACAAGTAAGGGTCTACTTGCTTAATCAAATTTCCACTATTCGTGCTTACACCGCAGTTATGACATTTATAAAACAAATCATTTTTGTTTGAATAAACGTACCCACGTGCTTTTAATTTGTTCTTTTTACTATCCCCACAGAAAGGACAAGAAAAATTAAATGTGTGTGTATTCGTCTGCTTAAAATTGCGAAGTTTTGAACTAAGTTGGGAGACGTATTTAAGATCGATATATAACATAGTATCATTATACTATCATAATGAAAAAAAGGCAAGTTTTTCTTGCCTTCTAAATTTTATTTGACATTAATTGTCGAATATTGTAAAATACCAGTGTTGGGTTTGATGTAGTTCTATTTAAAGATATTCGTAAAAAGCTCCATTTGAGCAATCAAATATCCAAGAACAATTGCTCCACCAACAATCATCCATCTCCACTTTTCCAAAACATCAACTCTTTCTGTTACTTTATCCATAGTAGTTTTTAACATCTCATGTTGTGCTTTGTCAGATTTGGCAAGATCATCAATTTTGTCATCAATTTTTTGCATAATTTCTCTATTGCCTGTTGTAATTCTAGAGTGAATGTCTTTTATGTCTGCCTTAACCTCAGACATATCTTCTTTTAATGATTCTACTTGTGCTTCCACTTTTGCAAGTCTTTCTGATGAGTCCATGCTGTTTACTTTTTCGCTTCTTTTGGTGGATTCGGAGGTTCGTAATATTCTTTATATTTAAGAATAATTGTTCTTTGTGTATTTATTAAATTACGTAAATCTGCTATTGTTATTGCTAGTTGTTGATATCCATCATCAGTCAAAGCAAATAAAACTAAATTTTGATTTTTCGATTCTAATCTTTTCCACACTTCATCTAAATTTTCAGGTGTTATAACAACCCACTCTATTGGCTTCGTTTTTATTGGATCAGGATTTGCTATGTCAAGTCGTGTCTTTTCTACAGGTTTTGAAACAACCTCAATTGGTTTTACCTTTTCGCCAAAAAGATTAAAACTTGCGCAACCAGTAAGACTAGTTAGTAGCAACAGGTTTGTAATTAGGATTAGCGAGCGATGGGCACTCTTTATTGATTTCACTTGGTTTAGTTGCATTTTTTTCTGCTTCTGTTAGTGGTGCGCCACTTGCTATTTCTAAACAGCGCAACGCATTTATTGTTCCACGATTAACTGCTCTTTCAACAGATTGAGGTTTGGAAGACGCAGTTTTTCCAAAATCTCTTTTTTCACCATTAGCACTTGTGGAAAATCTATCTTTTAAATTTTCCATATCTTTGTTTTGTAGTTTTATTGTTGTGTTTAATTCGTTGTTAATTTCTTTTATTTTTTGTTGATCAGCTTGTATTTGTTTAATAACCTCTTGTTGCTGTTGAACAGCCTCTGTCATCTTTTTGGCATTTTCTTGACTTACAGCCAAATCAGCACGAAGACCAGTAACATACCACAATCCTGCAGCAATAACAATAACAATAATTAATGTTACAACAATTTTAATTATTGGTCCAATTCCAAACATAATTAGATTCTCTTTGCAGCTCTGTTAAGAAACTTAATGTCTCTTTTTCTTTTTCTTACAACAGGTGTATCAGTTGATACCTTTTCGCCTGTTACATTTGCTGGTAATTCTTCTTTCAAAAAATGTTCAACAAGAAGATATTCTTCAACAAGAATAACATCTTCTTTTTGAATTTTGTTTAACAAATCAACAAACTGTTCTTCTAAATTTGTTGGAAGTTTATTCGCGGAATAACATTCTTTTACAAGAAAATATGCTGTTGCAAGTGTTCCTAATTTGGTATTTACAACAGGAACTTTATTCATAATCTTCTTAATTCTAAAGATCATTCTGTGCAGCATTGAGTAGTGGTCTTTTTCAGTCCACGTCATGTCTTTCAACTTCTTTAATGGATTACCATCTTTATCAATAATACCTCTCTTATAAGATTCAGTTTCTTCGAAAGGTGTTACCAACATGTATAATATACGAATGGCAATTAAGTTGTCAACTAATTGAGACATTAAATTTTCCTCAACTCTGTTATTACTTTTTCGTCTAGTCCAATGTCAGTCGCTAGATGAGAAGTTCCAGGAACTTTATCTGGCATTCTACCGATATATGTCAAAAATGTTGCAAGGACATTCCAATCATCAACATCAATTTTATAAAATAACATTTTTACAGATGCTTCACCAAACAAGTTGAAAAGAACGATTAGATGATTGAGAATTAATCTCTCTTTCAACTCATCGTTCTTTTTATAACGTGTAAAAAGTTTCTTAAGATACAAAAACTTTTTCAAATCCTCTTCGAACTCCTTTACGGTAGAACATTGAGGATTATCATAGTTATGCATTGCATATTGTAAAAACTCAGCCTCACTTTTAAACATGGAATATTAAGCGTCGTGTAGCTGAACACCTTGGGTTGGGGCTGTTGTTGAACCAGTAGTAGCATATGTGGCGCCAGTCACTGGATACCAACGACCTGTACCATCAATCTTCAACCAAGCAAACTGAACAATATATGCGCCAGTAACAGCAGCAGTACGATACTTGAAGTATCTAGTGCCACGCTCAGATGCGTTCAACGCAAACAGAGATTGTGAGTTTGTTGTAGATTGGTTGATAACGAATGTCCAAATTTTACCAGAGTCAGCGTCAGACATACCAGTTGTTGGCAACGTGATATCGTAAGAAGCAGCACCAGACTGGTTCAAGTAGATCAACGAAGTGTTAGACAACTGAGCATATGTTAAGTTTGTTGTAGCAGAAACAGCAATAGTGTTATTCGCTAATGTAATGCCATTGTGTGTTCCAACGAAACCTAATGATGCGAAACGTGGATATAGTGATTGCATCCACATATTACCACCACTATCGATAGCAGCAACTTGTGTACCACCAACTTTTACGCTAAGAATGCGAGATGCAACAGCACTCGATGTATTTGTCACTTGCAAATCAATAGTATTAAATGTTTGTGCGCCAGAATTCCATGTTTCTGTTAATGTTAAGCTGGTTCCACCTACTGTTGCTAAATCACCAACTGAAAATGTAAATTTTGTTCCGCTTCCATTTGCCAATAAAACTGTTGGTAAATTTGAAGCATTACCTTGAATACGAACAATACCATTTGTTGAGTTACCACCAGTGCCTTTTACAATAAATGCATTAGTAGTAAGTGTTAATGTTGGATTAACAGCAGCTGAAGTTGTTAATCCTGCAAGCAAACTGTCTAATGTTAATTGGCGATTGTCGCCTGACTGAACGATAAGAAATCGCTCAGCACCTGTCAGCGTTGATGCTGAATTTAGTTCTGAGATCTTTTTAGATGCCATGTTTTAGTCCTCTCTAAGTATTCAATTATTTATTAAGAGTCTGGGAACTCAATATCATCAGCAGCATCGCCAGCAATTAGCGAACGTCCTGCTACTAATGTTTCATACTGAACACGACCAGCACGTCCACCTGTTCCTTCAGTTCTCAATACCCATCCTGGGTTAACAATTGCTCCTGGCTCACCAGATCCAAGTTCAGCGACAGCTGTAGCTTGATCAGCAGATGCTTGGATTTCAAAATACTGAGCATTGTTACCAGTGCCAGAAATATCCATTAAACCAGTTGCGCCACCAGCAATTGCATTTGCTTCAGTATCATATACCTTAAATGTGTTAGTATTTACCACATACACATAATAAGTTGTATTATTTGATAAACCAGTAGCTGCTGCGCCACCACCATGGAAATACTTAACTGCTTCACCAGTAATTAAACCATGAGTAGCATAGGTAATTACTTCAGTAGTAGTATTAATACCAGATGTTGGAATAATACGAGCAGGTTTAGCGATAGCAACTGTTGGTTCTGATGTGTAAGAAGAACCTACGTTTGTCACAGCGATTGCTGTTACTACGCCACCAGCAATAGTTGCTGTAGCTGCAGCCGAAGAACCACCACCACCAGAGAATGTTACTGCTGGTGCAGTTCCAAGATATCTTGTGCCAGCAAAAGAAATATTTACATCAACAACATTGTCGCCACCAGCTTGTGCTTCAGTTGCATCAACACCGTATGTATTACGCTTATCTGTTAAAGATAAGTTCTTTGGTGATTGTTGAACACGAACAGGTTCTGAAGAAATCGTAAGTGTTGCAGTCGATCCCTCAAAATTGCTTGTTAGTGTTAAAGCAGTATTGCTAGTAACAGACAATACCTTATATTTTGTTGTACCGATAATAAGTGTATCGCCATTATCGATGTCGGTTAAAAATGCTGTTCCTGTGCCAGTAACAGCTGCGCTACCGTTTGTTACATCAATTGATGTTCCTGTTGGAGTAGCTGCGTCTTGTTTGCCCCATAGTGCCATAGTTTTTCTCCTTGCTTATCTATTTGGAAGGTGCAGTGGGTAACCAGTCATTTCTACTCCACTCTTTTTCTTCCCAGTTGTTGATCCTTTTTGTCTTGCGCCAGATTTTGAACCAGCTGGACGACCACGTCCCTTTTTCTCACTTGGTTCTTTATCATCATCTGCATCATATCCCTTTTCATCTTTCTCTTTTTCTTTCTTGTAGTACTCTGTGCCGTATCCACGACCAGTTACTTTTCGAGCAGGCAAGTCTGCCATCTTAACTTCATCAAGATAAGATTTAAAAGAAAGTGTTGTTTCTACTTCTTCTTTTTTTGCTTCCCTATCAGCAGAAAGTTTAGCAGCAATGGCCATTTGACGTTTTTTCTCTTCAGACTTTCCTTTGAATTGTGGAGCATCTGACTTCTTGAAATCTTTAATCACATCGCCCATAGTTGCTTTAGAAAGATTCATCTTTTCGGCAATCTCAATAAATTGCTCGATTAATTGTAGTTCTTCTTGGGTAAATTCCATTTGGGTTTCCTCTTCTTTCATTGCAGCACGACCGATTGCTTTGTTTAAATGTTGTGCTTTTTTATATCCATAATCAGCTGGATCTAATTTAAGACCACGATTAATCTGTGCGCCTTTAGATGCAACCATTAAATTCTTCATTGTTTTATTTTGTTTTGCTTGATCAGATTTTTCTTCAATCTGTTCTGTTTCTTCTTTGAACTTTTTAACAATAGTTTTTACTCCATCTTTAACATCTTTGGCAGTATCAACTACTCCACCAACTGCTGCAGCAACACCTTTAACAACACGCTTGGCTGCCTTTAATGGAACTTTAATTGCTTGTTTACCAGTTTCAATTGTTCCTTTAATAATACCTTCTTCCAAATCTGTTTCTTCTTTTTTCATTTTGGCTGCTTTTTCTTTAGCCATTAATGCACGAACCTTAGAAAGCGCATCTTGATCTTTCTGAGTGAGCATTTTTTCTTTTTGTTTTTCCATTGCATCTGCATATGCTTTATCAGATTCAACTGTTAACTCTTCTTTTGCTAAACGATCAATGGCTTTACCAATACCAGCTTCACGACTTCTTGATTTAGATTTATACTTGTCTGCAAGAGATTGAGCAGCATCTTTCATGCTTGATTTTCTAGATTTGTTGGCTTGCGCTTCAAAATCTTTGCCAATTGATTGTTGCATTCTTGCGTCTTTTGTTGCTTTCTTAGCATAAGAAGCAAGAGTAGATTTTGTCAACTCATCTAATTCTTCAACTTCTTCTTTCATATAAGAATCATAATTTTTCTTTAGATGCTGTTGTGCTTTTTTCTGAGCATCCATGCCATGTTCTTTACGAGAGAATGTAGCCTTTGTTTGTCCAGTATTACCTAATACTTCGTAATTACCTTTACCATCAGAAGACACATATGGCTTTTGTTTACCCTTCATGTTATCTGGAACAGTTCCCTCGTCGATATCTTCTTTTACTGTTTTTTCTGCCTTTTTAGCAGCAGTCGCAGCAGCTGCTCTAGCCAAATGACGAACACGTGACATTGGCGAGTGTTTTGCTCCAGATTTATCTGTTACAACAGCTGGTGTTTTTGTATATGGTCCAGAAAACGGAATTTCTGCTGCTTCTTTTTTAACTTTTTTGGATGCACGAAGTTTGGCTAAATCTTCTCCTTCGATTTTACCATCCTTGTCAGCATCAAGTTTGTGCTGACCACCTTTTAATTGTTCTATGTATACTTGTCTAAATGGGTTCATTTAAGGTGACTCCTAATCATCCAACCGTGTTTTTTATGTGTATCGATACGATTTGCTAGAAAATCCATTAAACCTTGTTCATTACTAGCAGTTGCGCTCTCCATTGCTTTATTTAGGGAATCTATTACTCCGTTGTTCGCAATCAAGAGATCTTCAAGCATTTCTTGAGCAGTTATTGCGATATTTCCTTCATTAACTGTCTTAAATTGATACATTTCGCTCAATGTTCTTGGAGCAGGTTGATCAATTGCTCTAATTTCTTCAGCGATACTATCAACAGCACCATGCAACTCAGCATAAAGATCTCCGAAGAAATCGTGAAGTTGTGAGAAATCCATACCTATTACATTCCAGTGATGGCTGTGTGATTTGAAATACATACAAAATGTATTAGCCAAAGCAATTTTTAGTGTTATCGATAGTTCTTCCATTAGCAATCCCATGCCTTTCTAGACCAATAATTTGCGCTTGTTTTATCTGTTAAATTACCTTGTCCACCTGATCTTGCGCAGTAAGATTTTTTACGACCAGGAATGTGTTTTTTGATAGAAAGAGTTTTATCACCAAAATTTACTTTGACTACATTTCCCTTTGCATTTTTAACATATACTTTTGATTTTTTTACATCTCCAGCCATAGGTTTATTTAAAGGAACTTCTTTCCCTTGATACTTTGCTTCTTCTAGATCTTCTTCTTCTTTTACGCAATTAGGAACCATGCGTTCGCCTTTTTTCTTAAGACCTACTTGTTTGTAACCCTTCCAGCATGCTTCATAAATTTCTTCATCCATATCTTCGCCGAACATTGCACGATACTTTAATGTATGTTTGCTTGGTTTGGTTTTAGCAGTTGCATCTCCAGGTGCTGGTTCATATGCTTTTGGATCGCTGTCGCTTAATTTATCTTTCTCTTTCCAGTGGGCAGCACGTGCTTTAGCAGTAGAAGCTGATAAACCAGCAACATACTTTTGTGGTAAACCAGATTCTTTATCTTTCTTTACTCTTGGTAAATTACTAGTGTCGCCTTCTATAATTTCTTCTTCTCTAAGATCTTTATCTGCTCCGTGATATGTTCCTTTGCCTTTTGTTATATAAGAATTCACACGAGCCATACCCCACTGTTGTGGTGTAGTTCCTGGACGATGACCAGAGTTCCAAGCAGCAACACCACGACGATATACTTTACGTAATGTGCTAATTGAAATTCCAGATTTTTTTGCTTTTGCAGCTAATCCAGAATCTGCTGCTTCTTCTATACTGAAATATTCTTTGAAGTTAATCATTTAGTAAACCTCTTGTGTTGTAATCTTGCTTTTTCAACTTGTCTAAGTCTTGGAGCAACTCTACGAGCAAGACGATCTACTAATGCCTTTCTCTTTTGTAGGAATGCTTCAACTCTTTCTTTTTCAGCCAATGTTGCTTTACTTGGGTCTTTGCGTAATAGACGCTTTTTGATCATTGAAGTAGCTAAACGACGTGAACGCTTTGTTATTGTCGCTGTATTAGAAGATCTTCTTAAAGCAATTTTTGCTCTTACTTCACGTTTAGATTTTGATCTTGCGAAACGCTGTTTTCGACGAATACGCTCCATACGAGAAATTTCTAGAATTACAATTTTTCCTTCTTTTAGTTTTGCTTCTTCTTCTTTCTCATCTTCTTCGTCATCATCTGTCTCTAGTTCTTCGCCAGTTTCGTCATCAACAATTGCTAACTCATCGTCTTCGTATGCATCGATAACATGCTCTGGTTCTGACATATTTGACAATTCATCATCAAATTCAGAATCATCTGGCTCTTCAAATTCATCTTCTTCATCTTCTTCTTTTTCTTCATGCATTCTTTGATGTTTTACAACTAACGAGTATGGAGAAATAGGTACTCCAGTTGTTTTTGGTTCTGGAGTAACTTCGTTTGGATTTTTTAACTCACCACTTTCAAGTTTATGAATATCCTGTAATCCAAGAAATTTTTTCATAGTATCGTAAGTAAGTTTTCCTGTATCTCCAACAACAAATTTACTATCATCATATGTAGACTGTTCGTGTTCTTCATGCTCAGTTTTTTCTTCTCCCAATGCACGCTTTAACCCACGAATAGCATAATCATGTTTCTTTAAATGAGAAGGACCTGCCCAGTCAGCTGTATGATTTCTAAGAGAATCTCTTTCTGTTTTCAAATGACGAATTATTTGTTTTGTTTTTACTACACCATGTTTCTTAACGATTGATCCATAATCAGAATTTCCTTTAATATGACTATCGTAAACAGAAGAAGATTCTTCTGCAAGCTCTAAATGCGTATTATGTTTGGACTTCATTGCTGCTTTAAACGCATTTGCTTTATCAGCAGGAACTTTTACATATGTTGCTTTGTCGCTTATTTCTGAAACTTTAGCGTCATGATCCTTAAATGTTTTTTCATGACCAGGAGCAACTTTCTGACGATGATCGATTCTAAACTCTACGTGTGATTCATCAAGTTCTGTTTCTTCTTTCACAACAAAATGTGTATCTTTTATCCCTGTTCTTGGATTAATGTATTCGCGACGATAAACTTTACCACCAGTTTTCTTAGCATGAGTAAATGCTTCCTTTTTACTATCAAATCTATTTGATGGTGGTTTAATCATTGGTGATGCTTCTTCATCCATATCCTCTTTGTCTGCATTTTTAAAACGCAACTTACGAGCATGAACTTTTCTACCATGTTTATCCAGTTTTGTATCAGAAGTTTCTACTTCATCGTAACCTTCATCAACTTTTTGCGGAACCAATTTCTCATCATACCCAATACCAGCTTCTTTTGCTGTTTGTAACATATTCTTAATGATAGCAATATTCTCAGCACGAAGTGGTTTGTTTCTAACTTTACGCAATGCATTGTTTAATAGTTGTTCAGCATTAGATGATTTTTCAACATCCTGAACGCCAAGGGCATCAGCAATAATTCTGGCTACTTTAATTTTGTCTGACGAAGTAAACTTCATCTCCATTAGTTCTTTGAATGTTTTCATAGACTCTTCCATCTGTTCGTCTTTTTCCATGTGATATTGTGCTTCTACTTGATTAAACATATGAACCACTGAGTTTATGTAATCAACATGATGTTGTAAATCTCCAGTCTTTAACAAGTATTCTTGTGCTTTCTGCACGTAAGTATCAAATGCATGATGTTGTTCTTCTGTAACTTCATCAGTATTCATAACTTGTTTTAAGATCTCCAAATATTGATCAGTTGTTTTAATTGCATTTAAAACTGCAACTGGATCAACATCTGGTAATTGAGTTGTTCTATGGAATGCAACAAATACATCTGGGTCGTGATCGAAATGTTTTGTTTTATATCCCTTGTAAGATATTTGTGTTGCTTCAAAATCTTCTGGTGGTCTGTCTTGGTGTGGAACATTATAATCTTCTACTAATGTTACATCAGTAATCCATTTACGATATGTGCTACCATTACCATCAACAACGGTAAGATAGTTACTACCACGATCAAGGATTTCATATCTTTGTCCGTTTGATTCAACGAATTGTCCAATTTTATAGATTTCGCCACGAAAATAAGATTCCCTAAGCCAATCTCTAGCAAACTTAACTTCCTCTTTCACCACTTCCATCCCCATGCCTTCACGAATTTCATTCATTAAACGCTTTCCGTCAACAGTGGTTAAAGTATGTGGTAAACCTTTCTTAAATGTGTTGAAGTCGCCCTTCTTAGCAGCTTCACGCATTTTAGTTCCAGACATTCCTGATGCATTGTCTGCATCTGGATCACGTTCGCCAGCAGAGACAACACTGATTGTATCAAAATTAAATTCTGTTCCGTTATATTTTTCTAGAAGTTTCTTGTACTCTGGAACACGATCGCTACCAGCAACCATGATTATGTTCTTATATTTTTTATTGAGTTCTTTAGCGACCTCGATGAATGTTCGAGTTGTTCCACCTGCAGCCTTAAAATTGGCTTCTGGGAACATGCGCTTGAGATAGTAAACCTTGCGGTCTACAGAAAGAGGGTTTTTGGATTTATCTTGTGTGTGAGAAGCATATATAACATGGGCTGCGTTTTGTTCTTTGGCTAGTTTTTCTACTGCCTTTACAAGCAACTCGTGTCCTGTCGTTGGTGGCTGGAAGCGACCAAACGCAAAAACTACTTTTTTGGAAGGTAATTCCTTCAGAAATTGGGTATATGCTTTCATTTAATCCATCTATATGAGGTAATAATCAATTATTTATATCAATAAACTTCTCTCCATTGGAATCCAACACCTACGTTGGTATTCTGTGATCCAAGATTTGTCGCCACAACTAGATAAATCTCTGAATCTGTGGAATCAAAATTTTGAACAATATAGTTTTTCTTTGCTGCAGAAGGTAAATTTGCTGCAGGAGATCCACCAGCCTTTTGACTACCTTGAGTGCTTGCTCCAACCCAACCATTATCCAGTTCATCTCCATTGCTAAAAGCAGTGCAATCCGTGTTGTATTGAACTCCACTGTCATCATCTACATCGTTCCATGTTGTAAAAGTCAAATAACTAGAATTTGGTATTTTTAAAAGACGCCATTTAATATTTTCGCCATCACTAAACATCTTAAGATTTTCCATACGAACAATCATTCTGTTTTTGTATGTTTTATAGGTGTTCTTAAGACGAATTGCCATAATAGGAGAAGTTGTTCCAGCAGTTAATAATCTTGGTGTATTTGTAACACCCCAATCAATTCCTGCCTCAACGTATCCACCCTCAGACATAACTGTTGAACAGATTTGATCAAAAAATCCACCAGCTGTTTCTCCTGTATTAAGAAGTTCGCAACGAACTGGTAGGTTTGGATTACTCATATAGACAGTTGCTAGATTATTACTGTTATTAAAAACATGAGCAATTACATATTGTCCATCATGAACAAAACCACAACGAACTCTTCCAACACCAAGCCATTGGAAATCAATCCAAAATAGTTGCGTTTTTGTAATGTCTAAATTAAAAGCACTGGCTCCAGTTCCATCGCACTTATCTTCGCTCCATTGAGATTGTGGAATTCTTCTTTCGGTTGGCGCACCAGTAACATAACTTCTGATGACAAGATTTAATGTGCCATTTCCTGTTTGTTCCAAATAGATACCATCATTATCATCGTAGTAGCCTGTTCTTTTTGTAACATTAGCAACTGCTGTATAAAAGTTAAAACTAGAAAAAATAATCTGACTTTTTCCAGGCATGTAATGATGATAAAATTTGGTTTGGTGAACAACTCTAGATAAAGGATTACTTGTAGTAGTTAATCTTGCGCATGCTTTATTTTCCTGAAATGTTACAGTTCCACCATTAACAGTATAATCTATAAAATTAGGATCTAATCCATATAGATGTTTGTAATCTCCAAGCGTAAATGGTTCACTAGTGCGACCACGACCGAACGCATCAATGTTTTGATTTTCTTGAAACAAATATGTCATACTATTCTCCACCCATCTCTATAAATCATTTGTATACCACCATTGTCTACTTTTAAAATAAAACCATTTGGGTCATTATCAACATTTCCTAGAACAATAATTGGAAATTTTGAACAACGTCCAGATTCGTCTTTAATTATGACATATCTGCCATTTTTAACATTGGTTGGTAGTGTTATTGTTACTGTGCCAGCATAATCGATGCCAACGTAGTAGTCTTTTCTACCAACAGTATATGTTGGTGTTGTTACCAGTGTTGTTTGGTGATCAAGATTAACAACATCTCCTGCACCACCACCTGGACCATGAGCAGCAATTCTACCAATCGCTTGCTCAAGAAACTGCATCTTTTTAATAATACCAGCTATATTTGGATCTACTGGTTGCGGTGCTGGTTGCTGAAATGAATCTTTATTTGTTACTTCTTTCTCAACAATTATTTCTTTAATAATTTCTTTAACAACCTGTTTTGGTTGTGCTTTCTTTTCAACAAAAACCTCAAGCAACTCTCCGATTTCATTATTTTCTTTGAGTCTCTCCTTCACACCTTTAAGTGCTTGACCCTTTGGTGTTTCTTCTTGAAGTTTTTTTGCTTCTGCTTTGGCTTTAGCAAATTCGCTGAAAAGTTCTTTTAAATCACTCATACTACAGCTGCTAATCCCTTTGCGACTTCAGCAATCCAGCGACATGCGATTTCATCATTTGCTAATTCTTGTTGTGCTCTAATATCAGCAATTTCGTTAAGAAGAAACTGATACTCTTCTTGAGAAAGTTCTCCTTTTTCAAAATTGTCACGAATAACTAACAACTCATTTGCTAGTGATGCTGCTGGTCCACCTTGACCAGCTACTTCTCTTAATTGTTCTAACATCAGAATCTCCCTTTCCAAGCATCTGCAACAACATCAATTCTAGTTTTATTTGTTTTTAAAATTGATTCGCAGAAAACTTTATTCTTAGTTTCGCCTGCCTTTTTAATTGCTTCTTGTAATTTTTGTATAGAATCTGCTTGAGGATCTTTTCTCAAAACAGCATAAATCTTTAGACGCTCAATTTGTTCATCTGCGTTTTGAAACATAAGCGGATTTCCACATTCTAATTTATCAATTGAAATTTTAACATCTACCAAACGACCAAACATTTCTGAATCGTGTGGTTTTGGCATAATAAAAGAACAGCCAGTAAGTAATGTAAATACAACAACTGTTAATATTGTCTTCATCTCTGCCTCAAAAAGTTATTTCTTGAAAACTCAAGTCGATCAACCAACTTAACAACACGATCTCCTTGAACCGCAACGAAACCTTCTGGTGCTGTTGGCACCAATGCGTTACCTTTCTCCACAAATCCAGATACGCCAGTCTCGAGTCTATTTAATTTCGAAACAATAATCATTTTACAAGCAACAACTAGAGAGAATGCTTCATATACTTTCTCTAGAACCATTTTATGTGAATCAACGAAATCTAAAATCTGTTGTCTTTCGTTTTCTTTTTTTGTTTTAGTTGTTGTTGTCTTTACTTTATCAATTTCTTTTTGTAACTCATCGTGAATAAATTGCGAAACACCATGCGCCTTTGATGAACCAACGTAACTACCAGCACGCACATTAGCATTGTTATATTTTGCAATCAATGCAGATACGATTTTATGTGTAGACAACCAAGACAAAAACGATGTTGGTATAGCCATGTTCAATTTCTTCAATTCAGCATGCGCATTCAATATCGTTTCTTGTTCTGCTTGTGTTAGAGTTAGATCTTTTGTTTTATCTTTTAGAATAGCATCATCAACAAAAACATTTCTTGACTTTTTTAGTTTCTCAACTGAGTAACCAAAATTTGCTTTCATAGTGGTAAAGTCATTGCCAGTATAATAAGTGTGAAAAATAATACCCATCTTAGAAGCGAGGATTCTTCGCCCCAAGTCGCTATCCACAGCGACAGCATAAGTAATAGTATTGGGTTTGAAAGTAACATGTTTTACTCCATCAATTGTTTGTGGTTTTAAATCACCATCAGTATATAAGAAATCTCCCTGCAAAGTTCCATTAATACCAAGATCTTTACAATATTTTAATGCGTACTTTAATTTTTCTACTAAACCAGCAGAGTGTCCGTGATTTGCTTCAATATCAGAATCAGTTCTGTTTAGTTTTGGGGTTGCGTTAAATGCTGATTTTGATGCGACCCAATAATCATTTCCCGATTGATGAACGATGATTGATGGAGAACCATCCCATTTGGTTGTGATTGTTGCGCCAGAAGATTTGTTGTATAATGCGTTTACATATATTTGAATACTATCAATAGCAAATTGTAAACCTTGTTTACCTTCTTCAAAGATAAGATCTTCTAGATGAGACAAGTGTTTTAACCTTGTCGTGTCATTAGCTGCTTCTGCGATGTAACCTTTTAAATTAAACATTTAACTTACCTTATAATGTACAGATGAAAATGCATTCATCTTTTTAGCAGCCATATACATTTGAGGAAACGAAGTAACTTGATTTGTTGTTTCTAAATGCCAAATGTAATATAACAGAACACATGCTCTGCGTATTTTCTGTGGATCTGCTTGTTTATCTTTTATACCATTAACTGTTACTAAAGAATACGAACCTTTCTTAATATAGTTCGCAAAATCTTTATCTTTTGTTTGTCCGATCAATGTATTATATACTGTGTCCATTGGTTTTAATTCAGATTCGCAAAATTTAGTCCAACCTTGTATCTTTGGAAATAATTTATTGATCAAATCTGAAGAGATGGCACCATCCCAAACTTTAGCATCCTGTGGTTGTCCTTCTCCATAAGTTTTTAATTGACCAGATGCAGCACGAGGACGGAAACGGAAACGATATAAAACATCATCTTTGTATACTTTGAACTTTAATAATGCATCAAAGTAAGAATTCTCAACATTGTATACAAATTTTGATGACGCACCAGAGAACTTAATGTTTTTCCCCATGTTGCTATCAACTTGAACTTTAATAATCTTTGCTTTTGGACCAGCAACTTTCTTAAGAGAAATACCAATTAAATCTTTGCTATCAAATGACTTTTGAACAAAGCCATTTAGATCTTCAATTCCTGCTGTGCCTTCTTTTAATTTCGCATATATTTTACCAACATCCATTGTAAGTTTACCTTCAGCAGATTTTTTAACTGCCCATACATCTGCTGGATTCCAGTTATCCTTACTATCTGGCAAATATTTTTCATCAGTCATTTGATTTAAAAATGCAATCTTCTTAGGATTTGAATCACGATAAAAGTTATATTGAGCCATTGACGCTTTTGTTATTACTGTTATTACAGCTGCATATGTTTTTTCAAAAGAATCATGCCAATCTTTACCAAACTCAAATCCTGCTGCTTTGTTAATTGATTCTTTTGAAGGCATACCATTTGAGCCAACTTCTAAAATGTATCTTACTGCATCTTCTTGTTGTGCAGTAGATGGAACTTTGTTGCCAATCATATTACCATCAGTATCAATAACATTTGTCAAACGACCACCAGATTTATACAATCTGAATTTGTTATTTCCCGAAACAAACAATGCTTGATTGTTTGCTTTTTCTAATGTTGATTGTAGAGATTTATCTGAAGAAAGAATTTTAAAGATAGATTGAAATACTTTAATATCCTCAGACACAAGTTTTAGTCTTGGAATGCCTGTGATTTTACCATCTTCTGTTTCTAGATACAGAAGTGTTTTATAATCTTTTAATTTTGCGAAAAGTGGCTTTAGTTTGTTATTTGTGCCAGCAAGCAATTTGAATCCACTTTCGCCTTGGAAGTATTTTTTTGCCATTAAGATAGAACCCAAATTTTATTTTATATTTAGTTTCTCGGCATGGCGTTCGTAACGCTTCTCCCAACGCAATACTTCTCTATAGAGATATCGAATTGGATAATCAAACCCATCGAAATGGTTTCTAATATTCTTCAGTGTTGGGGAATAATAACCAATTCTTTTTGCTCTTAACATCTCAGCAGCTGGCTTCTTGATGTTTCTAGTTTTCATTTCCATAAGAATGCAATGAGCATACGCTTGTATTTCTCCCCAAGCTGCATAATACTCACGTTCTTCTTGGAACTTCTCGTCAGAGTGTTCTTTGTGTAAAAGAACAAACTCATATTTGTCTTCATGACACAACCATTGCATAAAATGAATGTATTCATGCATCATTGTAAGAATCACCTCAAATTTGTAGTCATCCCATGCTTTATCAGAAAAATATCTTGGTCGAACTGTAAACAGTTGCATCTTCTCTTCGTCCATGGCAAACTCACCAGAGACATAGAACTCTTTGTTTTTGGATCTTTCCGTGTAAAGGATAGTCTTGTGGTATCTAGCCAAATAACGCTTCAGACCAACTGGGTCGTTGCGATATGTGTCTAATTTATTCCATAAAACACTGGGAACAAGTCTTGGTAAATCCACCTTGAGAATATCTACAAAATTCCCATGGTAGTTTGATAACAATTTACCTTTATTCATCGTTCACCTCTTAAAGTATTATTATACCCTAAAAGATGTTCGATGTCAAGATGTTTATGCGAAGAATTCGTCCAAGTCTGATGCTTGTTCGAAATGATCTTCGAACATTTTAATGGAATTTCGGACAATAGATGGGTCATGGTTCGTCTTGGTTCTGAGTTCGTTTAGATAACCTGTTTGCTTACCCATAGCCAAGTCGATATAGTGCTGAGCAACTACTTTTCGATCGAACTTTTTGATCAGTTCATAGTTATTTAGCTGTATGCGTTTGTAATCAGCTTCGCTCATATTGCAGAAGTTAGCGATTGCTTCCCCATACTGTTTTGGGGTGAAGTCCTTGCGGAGCATACAATAGTGTTCTCCAGCCTTCAATAAAACCCCATTACCTTCTTCGTTGTTTGATACCCCAAAGTTTACAGCGATGGGCACAGTCCCAATTCGCATAGCATCAACGACAACACGATTGAAGTGCTCACCAAAAGTATTGCTCCAAGAAGGGTCAACCAAAAACTTAGATGTTTGTAGAATCTCATCACGTTTCGCTCCAGAAATAAAACCGAGATATTCAAAATTTCCTGAGTTTTCAGCGTTTTCCCAAATACGTTTACCCTCTCGATCAGATGTTACGTCTGGATCGTATTGTTTGGTGGCGAAATACTCATCTTTACATTTGTCTTTTGACATCATGTATGCTGCCTCAATGCCATAACCACCTACCAATGTTTTAACATTTTTCATGTAGGGCACAGCACGAATAAGGTCGTCCACACGCTTCCAGCGTTTGAATGTCTGTATTGACAAGATTTTGTTTTCGCGACCAGCAAACTCTGGAGTAGGTGGTACGCCATCAATATCCTGAGGGTTCAAAATTAACGCTCGAGGTGTGGACATAAAGTCTGCTGAATCATATGCTGCGGGATGCACGCAAGCAAGACCAGCGAAATGTTTTTCATAAAGAGAAATCCATGGGTATAGTTTTTTTAGATTAGCATCGTGAATAATTACAACTTGTTTTGCCTTGACCTTTTCAATCATAGGCAACCAACCCTTGTACTTCTCAGTGTCTTTATTTTTAAAACCAAAAATAGACTGCCAAATAACAATATCATGTTCATTGGCAGTCTGGACAAACTTTTCTACAGATTCTTTTACTTTGTATGAATAATATGGCGCAATCCAACCATCACCTTGGTGCACTGGATAACCTGAACCAATACCAATCTCATAACCTTCGGCAAGTTTAGAAGGAATTTCAACTGGTCTTACAGTAGAGTTGCCTTTAAGATATGCGAAATTTACTTCGTGACCAATTTCTTTTAATCCTGCCATTAAATGTTCGCAGTGATTGATAATTCCTCCAAAGTTATTGAAGGTATGCATTACCATTAAGATTTTCATATGTTTAAGTCCACAGTGATTGACGGATTTTGATAAGACGAATCATCATTTCTTCGTCTTCCTTATTATAGGCAGATTCGATTTCTTGACTCTTGTCTAGGGCAGTACGACTCATCTCTGCTTCTTCAGGAGTCTTGTCTTCCATATCAAAAAAGTCTCGACCTGCTACTCTACGCATTTCGCAGTATGCACTCCAACCACTAGCATCATATGGATCTGGACGTTTTGGATAAACTTCTTTCCACCAGTGATAGAGTTCTAGAATCTCGCGAGCAGCAAGTGCTTGATGTGTCAACTCTGCTTCATGTTTCTTATCTTCATCTAGAAACTCAACATTAGTCAAATCCTTTGCCCAATTCAAATAAGAAAGTCCTGCTTCTGGGCAACGCCAAGTTCTAAGACGTAAAAAACCCCTGCGAGTCCAAGGCACTTTAAATTCTTTTCGTGCTTCGTTATCCCACATACAGTGATGCCACGCTTGTTCAACCTCAACAAAATCGACAAGTTCATTAAACAGGCAGGGGAGAAAACGATTACCAACATCACGCCACTCACCACGAGGAATGTCGCGAGGGTGTGATGTTAATGCGTGCGATTTAGTTACGAAACGATTATTTAAGTAATACATAAAATCGTCTACTTTTCTTTTTGGATAAGTAACGAAATCTTGAATGTGATCAAGTCCTTCTTCTGCTAACCAGAAACGAAATGGGTGTTCTTTCTCAGACGCTTCTCTCCACAGACGCCATCCTTTACTTGTTTCTGCTTCTGGCTTCGGTGTTCCACGAAGCCAATCAGCAAATTTAGAACAAGACCAATAACTTGATTGCCATGCCATATTAAATCTCCAAAACTATATTTTACTATGTATATAGATTAATGTCAAGCAAAGAATTCATCTAGAGATGCTTCAAGTGCTTTCGGGTGATACTTCGCAAGCATTTGTTCGCCATTCGGACGTGATTTTAAAAAGTCGTACCATTCTTGTTCTTCCCACATTCCTGGAGAAACACCATTCCACAATTTTTTCCAAAGTGGATGTTCTTTGTTCAATCTGCGTGACTCAACAAATTCGAATCTTGAATTTTCATATTCATAAGAACCAAGTTCTAACATGTTTTCACGAAGATAAACAACCAGTGAAACACGCTCAGAACCTTCTTCACAAACAATCGGTGTGTTTCCATGAATTACCTCATGGTTATTCACAAGAAGCAAATCTCCTGGTCGTACATTAACTGCTATACGAATCTCTGGAAAAATCAAATAACCACCAGTATATCTACCATCATTAGAAAGTGTAAGCAAATTAGATAGACCATCAGAAAAGTCACCAGCATCGCGATGCGCTGCAGTTCTAAATGTTTTGTTAACAGTTACAGTAGTAAATGGTGTCTCAGGAATTACGAATCTTGGATCAATTTTATCTGTTGCTGCTTTTTGCGCAGCATATCTTTGTGGTAGTAACTCCTTAAATCCTTTTGCCAAATGTTGTAGAAATGGGTACGCCATAGCAAATTTTTCTGGATTATCTCTTGTATATGTTGTTGCTCTACCATAAGGAATACGTGGATATCTGTCAAACCAACCTGCGATACCTGAGTCAACTGGATTGCCATAAGAAGTTTCGCTAATCATTGTCATAACTTCTTCAGTTGCTTTTGCTCTTGCTTCGTCATCTAAAGGAATGATTGAATCAACCCATTCATCAAAATTAAATTTACCACGGAAACGTGAGATAACCCAAACATTGTTCTTACCAGAACCCAATGCTTTCAAACGTGATTCTAGTGTTGGATATTTTTCTCGAATTTCTAAAATAATATCCCCATCAACCAACTGAGCAGTTCTTGAGGATAGAATTCCATTAATCATTTCTTCTTGATAATTAGTAACCCACTCACGTCCTTCGCCTGTTACTGATGTTCCTGCTTTAATTCCTGAAGCCAATCCACGATTTTCTGTACGAACTGCTGCTTCACGCAAACCAATGTATGCTTGTTCTTGTTCTTCTTTAGTAAAGAAGTTCTTTCTAAACTTAAATGCTATTCTACGCTCATCGGTTTTAACATCACTTGACTGTGATGTGATTCCAGAATCAGAAGGAAGATAACAATCTGTATCTTCTTCAATCAAGACATCATAATGTGTTTCATCAACAAACATGCCAAGCAAATGTTCTGAATCATGAATTTTGTCTGCTACTATAACTTTAACCATCTACTTCTCCTTATTCGAATGCGTCACTTTTGATGCGTTTGCCAAATTTTGTTGTGTCAAACAATGGTGTATCATCAGAAACAGTTCCCTGTCCTTCTATATGTAGTTGAGCACTCATTTCAACATTATATAATCTCATTTGTTTTCTATCTACACCAATAACAAAACGCTTATAAAAGTTTGGATCAGAATATCGATTTTTTAATTGTTTAACCATAATCTGATTCATCTGATCAAGTTCTTCTGTAGCAATCAACGCAATCATTAAATCTGCTGTTGCTGGTAGACCAAATGATTCAGAAGTATCTTCAAGTCCTGGATCTGTGTTAGCAAAACCAGAACGAGTAGTTTGTGTTGCGCTTACCAATGGAACTTTATATTCACCAGCCAATCCTCTCAACTCTTCGGCAATGGCTTTAATATATGTATAAGAGTTTACATTCGCTCCCATACGAAGACGCTGCGAAGAACAAATATTAAGATAGTCAATAAAGATAATATCTGGTTTAAAATCACGCTTCATCCTTAACTCTTCAATTAAAGCACGAAAGTGTCCAGCATGTGCAGAAGCAGTAGGATACTCTTTGACAATTAACTTTCCTTGTGTTTTGTTGCGGATCTTTTCGAGTCTAGCATCGAAAACACGTTTCTCAACCATCTTTAAAGAATCCATAGTCAGTTCTAGTAAATTAGCATCAATACGTTCTGCGATTCTTTCCTCAGCCATCTCCATAGTTATGTATAATACATTCTTACCCTGCAGTAGAGATGATGCTGCAAAATGACACATAGCCAAAGATTTACCAACACCAGTTCCTGCTAGAATAATGTTTAATGTTTTTTTCGAAAGACCTCCGTTAGTGATTTTATTAAGGAGATCAATATCAAAAGCAATTTTCTCTTCAACCCTATGATAAAAATCATAACGAGCATCACTGTCTTCCAAATAGTCATGACCGACATGAGTATCAAAAGTAACACCCAATGCTTTAGAAAGCAAAGATGGTATCGCATCTTGGTTATGATTTTTGTCCCTACCTTCGATAATCTTAATTGAACTGATGATAGCATTGTAAACTGCCTTGTCTTTGCAAAACTTTTCTGTGCTGTCGGTTATCCATTCAATATTTGTTTTCTCATCACTAAGATTATCAAGTGTTTTGTTAATGTTTTTAATTTCTTCTTCAGAAATGTCTTTACGATTGCCAATCTCAATCTTCAAAACATCAACAGTGGGAGTTGTGTTATAGTTTAAGAAAAATTTATTGTATTCCTCAAAGATTATCCGATCACCACGTTCAGTAAAATAATCAGGAAGCAAAAAAGGAATAACCTTTCTTGCATAATCTTCCTGAGTTATCAAATTACTAAAAATTTCATTCTCAATTTTCATTAAATTCTTCCTCTAATTCTTCACTATGATTAACAACTTCGTCGGTACCATAATTATACTTTGTTTTGCAGTAACTGTCAAGTTGTTTTAAAATTTCATCAGTGAAAAATTCGGAAGGATTATTGGCGATATTTTTACCAAAAACTTTTCTACCATCATGTACTTCAATTCGACCACCTTGTGATTTCCAAATACCTGCTTCAATAGCCAAATCTACCAATCCATGATAACGATCTAAACCTTTAGTAAAGGAAAGTTTAGTTTCAACCATAGACTTCTCACGTGTAAAACGAGATTTCTCAAGTTTACATTTAATAATATTACCAACAACTTCAGTTCCATCTTTGTCCTGCGACTTAGAAAGAAAAACAATCGTTGAAGCAGCATACTTTAATCCGTCACCACCACCCATAGTCTTGGTTGGCATATAAGCACCAACAACTGCATATGTGTGATTGGTAACAACCATAGCGACATCTAGTTTAGCAAGACGCAATGATAGAACACGAAATGCTCCACGAATCAATTGAGCACGTGTCATATCACGAGTGTCTTTACCCTCAAGTGTATCTTCCATCTCTTTAGACGTTGACAACATACCCAAAGAATCCAAGAATAACATCAGTGGTGGGCGATCTTTCTTTGGCGTTTTATCATATGCGTCTAGAATCTTAGATGCTTGAGTTCTAAACTCTTGAACAGTTGATACAGGAACAATCATAAATCGTTTAGTGTCAATACCACGCTCTGCGAGCATATCTTTAGTCAACGCTCCTTCCGTTTCAAAGTAAATGACTCCAGCTTGCTCATTAGTACGAAGAAAATTTCCCGCAATGCCAAGAGCATAAAATGTCTTTCCTGTGGAAGACTCACCAGCCAAAGCTGTAACTTTGTTCCCAGGAAGACCACCAAAAATGCTGCCTGATAACAAAGCATTAAGGGAATAAGAACCAGTATCAATAAAATTACTTGTATCACCAACCACACCATCATCAGCCAGTCCCGCATATTCATTATCAAGTTCCTTTACGATATCTTTTAAAAAACTCATTTTGTTTCTCCTTCACGTTCTTCAAATGTCACTTCGCTGGCAATCATAGAAAGATATTCGATTGCGCATACTAAACAGTATGTTTTTTGATCATATCCAAACTCTGGCATGTTTACTCGAAAAGCATATGCATCATTAATTTCTCCATGCTTTTCGCAAATTACCTTTGGTGGTAATTTGTTCAATTGTGTTGTTTTATTTTCTACGTCATCACTTGACGGAAAATCGTTTTCTTCTATCATATGTTTCTCCTAGTGTTCTTATATAATTTTAGTATATGTCGTATTAAAAGGCAAATTTTTATGCGAAGAAATCTTCGAGAGTGTTCTTTTCCTCAACAGTCCAACCGATAGAATCCATAATTGCGGTCAATGGGTCAAGAAAAACTTTCTCAAATTGCTTCTCATAGTCTATGTATTTATGTAGGTCGAACTCTTTTGGTAATTCATTTGCGAATGTAATTACATCTTCACGAATAGTATTCGGCTCACGAAGATAGATAAATTTAATTCTATCGCCCTCTTTGATTGGCTGATACTTGTTCGTAAGATTTCTTTCTTTGATAATGTAATTAAACATCAAAGCACCACGAACATGAATCGGTGTTGACTTACGATAAATGCTAGAAGAATCGTGGTATTCTTTAAGATTATTAACACTTCTCGGAAAAGCAACTTCTTCAACAGGCAACGAATAAAAATGCTTACGATAGTCGGAAATAAACTTACGCAGTTCTAGTTGATCGCCAGCAATCACAATCTTCAATGCTTCCTTCAACTTGTCGCGAACAACAATTGGTGTTGAAGACTTAACCATCTCAAGACCCATAATCTTCATCTTGGGTTGCGCATATTGAACACCTTCAGAGTTATGTACATTGAGAACATAGCGTTTCTTAGCAGTCCAAATTCCCATGTCTGCGATAACTTCACGTTTCATAATCATTTTTTGATCATATGCGTTTTGACGTATGGCCAATTCAGAATAACATTTATCAATGTACTTCTGTATTTTGTCTTCACAGATTTTGTCAATAAACTTAACAATCTTATCTTTATCTTTTTGTTCTTCAACATTAAACAAAGAATCAACAAGTGGACCAAATCTAAGATAAACAGAATCTGTATCAACAGCAATAACATAATCTTCTTTTTCGGTAGCCATTACTTTGTTGAAATATTCATTAAATTTATTTGCTATCCAACGAATAGACAATTGCCCCGAAGTGGTAATTCCCTCAGACATGCGTTTATCGTAGTAACGAAAATACTGATTAGCCAAAGCACCATAAGCAGAGTTTAATGCAATCTTCAAAGCCATCTGTAAATTATTCAATCGTGAGATCTCATTTTTCAATGATGCGTCTTTGGTGTTCTCATATTGTTGCTGAATCGCAAGCATTTGTTTCTTTGCTTTGCTTCGATCAGCATACATCTTTTCCATCAACTCAGGTAGGAACCCTTTGATATCTTTGCGATAACAATAACCATTCGCAGTGCAGGCATAATCCAGATCTTTAAAACCACCCTGCTCTTCATGCTCTAAGAAATAACCAACACCACCGATGTGTTTGTAATCTTGTATTAATGTTTCTGGTGAGATGTTATACTGCATAATCAAGTGCGGATACAGACTGTTCAAGTCAAATGAAACAACCCATTTGTGAAATCCAGTAAGTGGGTCTTTGACATACGCACCCTCAATAACATTATCTTTCTCATTGTTAGTTTTGTTTGGGATAACAATGTTTTTGGAACGCAAGTGATTGTAGATAATCGTATCCCACATTCTTACCTGCGAGAATACGTCATCATAGTTGACCTTTGCATTGTATGCCATAACGATAGCAAGTTCAATTAACTTCATCTTGTCTTCAAGTTTATCAACAAGAACAGTGTCATGAATATTGTAATCAACAAATTTTTTCCAACCATTTGTGTAAAAATCTCTGAATGAATCGTGTTCAGAGTAGTCAAGTTTGTTTTCGCCAAGTTCAACAAACGCAATGTGATCAAGACGATAAGATTCTTGCATTGAGTAGGTAAACTTTTTATACAAGTCGATGTAATCAAGCGCAGACACACCAGCAATATCATACGTAATCTCTTCATTGCCTTTGACATGAATGCGACGTTCATTGATAACACCCCATGGTGAGAGTTGCTTTGCGTGTGACTCTCCAAGTAAAACTATAATGCGTCTGACGAGATATGGAATATCAAAGAAACCAATATTCCAACCAGTAACGATATCTGGACAATTATCTTTCCAGAATGTTATAAACTCAACAAGAAGTTGTTTCTCGTTTTCAACATGATGAAAAATAACTTCTTTGTTGCCTGTGTAAGGACTACGACCAAAAGTATGAATCTCTTTGGTTTTGTTGTCCATCAAAGTAATTAGCAACACCTCTTCGTTGGCAGTTTCAATATCTGGGAAACCACTTTCTGTTGCTGTCTCGATGTCAATTGAGAAACACTTGATTAAGTCTTTGTTAAATTTAATCTCTGAGCGATATGTGTCAGAGATGTATTGATAGGCATAATTGGTGTTACCATAGACGGGAAAACTCTCAACACCCTTATATCGATCAATGAATTCACGTGTGTCTTTAATAGATCCAGGTTGGATTTCGTAAAGAACTTGACCATCTAATGTGCGAAAAATCTCGCCACTATAATGTTTCTTTGGTGACGAGACGTAAAGAGTTGGGCGAAAGTCTATCTTATCTTTGTACGGCAAACCATTGCTGTATCCACGGACACATAATTTGTTGCCCATGGGAAAAACATTTGTGTAAAATTCCATTCATCATTTTCCGTGAAGTAGCATCATAATATCGTAAGCGCAATCATGAACAGGATGATGCTTAATAACATTTGAGTTTTTGTCAAAAGGAATTTTCATTTGACAATATCCATTTTTAGTTGTCTCGCAAAGGCAATCTAATGCAGTACGAACATCACGCCAACAGTTGTATGGTGCGATTAATTCTTTTCCTACTACTTTACAGAGACTATCGATCGACATCTGGTCGAGAGAACCACGTGCCCAAAAAGTATTACTGCCATCTTGGGGACCAAGGTAATCATATAATAAATTTAGTCCGTCAATCGCAGAAACATCATCATTTTTGCTTGGAATGAAACTAATTTTCCGAACGTAGTCATGTTGATTTGCCCACCATTCCATAGTAGACTTATCAATAGTACGTTTGTAATTTTTTACTTGATCTTGAACATCAAACTTTACAAAAAATGCTTCTGCCAAATAATCATCATAGGTTTTTGATAAATTATTTGGATCAAACTTAATTGCTGCTGCTGATAAAATAACAGTAGTAGACTCTACTCCGAGAGTCTCTACGTCAAACATGTACATCATTGTTGCTCTTCGCTTTCTTTCCAATCCTGATGCGCAGTTCGCAAATCAGCAAACTCGATCAGGTCTTCTGGTAAGTTCTCAATAGACTCTTCATCAGTAATGTCATATTCATAATAATCGTCTCCGTCAATACTTGTGTATTGACCGATATATGCCATACCACACTCATGATAAATCGCATTTACTTGCCAACCCTGCTCTGTTAGATACTCATAGAGTGTGACAGGTGGTGACCAAGCAGAATCAAAATAGACATGAATATTATTGTCATCTTCGCGATCCCAATCAATTATGCTGGCATCCCATTTAGACCCCCAATTATGAATATTCCAGTCATACCAATTTTCTTCTTGATCTGCTGGACGAGGACGAAGATGGTTAAAGACTTGCGCACCATCTTGAAAATTATTGTCATTCCACTTCTTGAGTTCTATCTCAAGAGCATCTATTTTACTTTTGTCTTCATGCGTAAGACGAACACTGTTATCGCACCAATTCGGCATCATCATCCTCCACTTTTTTCATTCGAACTTCGTCAATTTGGAAACTCATGTTTTTCAATTCTGAAACAACAGTTTCTGCTCTTAACCAGTTATCACAGTATTCTGTTCTTACTCGGATACCTTTATAGTAGGCAGTTACAATATAAGCATCTGACATAAATCCTCCACAAACATACAATCATTATACTATGTAGGTTTATTTTTGTCAAATTATTTTACATTCTCTTTTATTACTATTTTCGTTTGATCAACTGCTTTGTCTAAGAAAGAAGCAATACCAGAAAAACCAACAGTTGCTACAGCAATTCCAATAAAAATACCAAAAATTAAATTTAACATAGTATCCTCTGTAGTGTTCTCTTCGCTTCAGAAATAGATTTATGATTTGTGCCATTAATTTTGATGTTTCTGTTGTGTTTTATTACAACTGTCACATTCGGCACACTCAATGTGACGATATCTTTACCTTTTTCTTTTGCGACGAGTTCTCCTGATGCGAAAAATAATGTATCGCGAAGTTCATCAGATGCCATCTTACGAAGAAAATGATTATTTGCCATTACCAGCTCGACTGATAGTAAAAATCTGCCTTTTCGAACGCAGGGTCTGACAGAATCTTTTTAATTCGGTCAGCAGTAAACTGAATATCGCCCATGTACCAATCATCGTATTCAGTTGAACCGAAGAAAAACCCACTGCGAGTTGGCATTAATTCAATTGCTTGTTTCGGCTCAGCGATAATCTGTTCGCAGAGTTTCAACAACTCTTCAAGTTTCTCGCGAGGAACATATGCTTCTTGGCATTCATCAACACCATTTTGCACATTCTCAACGAACCACTGGTGAATCGCATTGGCTTTTCGCCAGTAAGCGACACGGAAAGTAACTTCCTGTGCGCCATAATCGTTTTCTTCATCACCATCAACACCGAACAATTCATTGATGCTGGCAATCTTGTTAGAATCAGAAGGATCGAAATACCTACTCATGTATTTCTTGGCTGACAGATACATATCCAAACCCATGTCGAATCTCCTTATGCGACTTTACGAAAATAGCCATACGGCAAACCAAGCAGAAAGCAAAGATACTCATCATCGCCATCACTGCCTTCTGCTTCGTGAACCCAGCGCACTGCTTGTTCACGATTCTTAGCACCACACATCATGAGATTCAACATACGCATCTCAAAGTCGTGCGACGCACGTTCTTCATCAATCGTGCGTTGTTTTTCATTTTCTTCAATGACAACAACACAACGCTCTAGTTCTTGTTTGAGTTCTTCAACAGACATAACTTCCATGTTCATAAAACGAGGACGAACGCCATGAGCATCTTTGTAGGCATCCCAAAGGGTACATTCCAGTTGCTGCTTTTCGGTCATATCTTCCCAAACTAACATATCAAGTCCTTTTTCAATCATTATAGAGTAATTATACAGCCAAAACGAATAAATGTCAAGGGTTTTTTAGAAAAACCCTACTAAAATCATGGTTTTTAGCCAAAATTGGGGGTTTTCGCAAAAAAAAGACCCCTACAGGACGATTTTTGGGTCCTTGGAGGGGTTTTTGGGGTTGGTATAGGGGTTTGGGGCTGGAAAACCCAAAAAATGGGCTTACAGGTCGTTTTTGGGGTCTGGAAATTCGGGAAATTCTTCGCCATCAAGGGTTGGTAGCTGGTTGAAAGTCAAAAATTCTATAAAATCAACAACTTCTTTGAAGTCGGTGAACACTCTTGTGAAAAAATGGGAAGAAATTTTGTTGTAACCAATAACAACCACCTGTTCATCATTATAATTTGATGCTTTGATTACCCAATTCCCTCTCACAGCAGTTCTGTAAGATACAAGACGATTTCCGAGGGTAATTTTTTTTTGTTCCATACATATATTTATGCATGGTATGTTTCTTATAAAAAAAGGGAGCCGAAGCTCCCTTACTATCACTTACTTGGTTGTGGTTGTTTACCATTCACCCAATCCCAATCATCATCTGTCATTGGGATCCAGTTATTCATTTACATTCTCCATACTTTGCCATTAATGCTTGTGCTTCTTTATGCTTACCATTTCTGGCAAGATCAGCAGCTGCTTTGGCATAACCAAGTCCCTTTAGAGCAATGTAAACTTTGCGGAAAAATGTTTTCATCATTTATCCTCAGTAAGTAATTGCTTTTCACTACGAGATCTCACTGCGATTTTCTTTGGTTGCTTATGTTCTGGAATTAAACGCTCCAAGAAAATTTTAAGCATACCATTGATCATCTCTGCATCCTTAACTTCTACTTCGTCATTTAGTACGAATGATCGAGTGAACGCACGATTTGCGATACCTTTGAACAAGAAGTCATTATGCTCATCGTCTGTCTTTAGTTCTCCACGAACAATAAGTTTACCATCAGCCATTTCGATATCGATATCTTGCTGACCGAAACCAGCGACAGCGATCTCAATGGTATAATGGTTATCATCATTCTTGCGAATGTTGTATGGTGGATAGTTTGGAATATTTTTTGTTACATCATCATGTAGTTTTTGTAAGCGATTCCATTGTTCATCGAATCCTACAAAAAATTTGTCAATGTCTTTAGTGCCCCAGAATGTGGGGATAAAATCGTGACCCATATTTTCCTCCTTACTTAGTAGCAAATGCTTTCTTAGCATCAAATGAAGATGCCGACATGCCAACTGCAGTAAAGAAATCTACAGATGACTTAGCGACGTTCTTAGCAAATGATTGCTGAGCATCAATATAAGTTTGGAGTTGTTTTTTGATTTCTTCGTTTTGAACGAATGTCTTAACGAAGTTAGATTTGATACTTGATACTGTATCGATTGATGTGTTGATTGCTGATAACATATTGTTCTCCTTTTCAGCGAGTTTGATTAAAAAAATTGATACCCCGAAGGCATATCATCCAGCTTACCTTATACTGGTTCGAACTTTCGTGTCGAAGGTGTAATTACACGGACGCCTTATGCCGTAGCAACGAACGGATCCTAAGGTGGATTCTTAAATTAGTGGGGGTTCTTTTCTGGTTTCCCCCAACCAGTTCCTAGAGTACTACGTCGCGATAGGACTAGGTTCCATCTTTGACGATCCCATCCCTGGGACTAATATTATTTATATATTCAAACTTCATCAAAGCAAGCTGTCTTGCTAAAAAGAGTCTAAATTTTACATAATCAGAAAGTTCGTCATCATCATTATCTAACTCTACTAACTCTGGACGACGAAATCCTGTCTGTAAAACATCATCACTGTCGATTTCATAATTGTCGTCACCAACAGTGATGACATATACTAGATTATTACTTCTTAGCAGGCTCGGCTTTTTTATCGTCCTTTTTTGCTGCTGGGGCACTTTTGGCATCAGCTGGCTTAGTTGCTGCTGGCTTGGCTTCTGCCTTTTTCTCTTCTTTCTTGGCAGCAGGTGCTTGCGCAAAAGCGGATACTGCGAACAATGATACGAACAACGCTGTTAAGTATTTCATGTAAATCTCCTTTTTCAATTTGAAAGTAGAGAGAAAATATTTCCCTCTAATCATATAACGCTTCACTACTAATTGCGTTTACTTTAGCAGAAAAGTATTTCCGAATTATTTCTTTTCGGATTTCTTTTTGTCTGCTTCTTTTTTCTGTTGAACTTTCTTCTCAAGATTTGCTTTTACTTTATCTTGAGTCGAAGAGTCAGCCTTTTTTGGACCATCATCTTTTTTTGGTGCTGGTTTTTTTTCAGCTGGTTTTGTGGCTGCAGGTTTATCAGCCTTTTTTTGATCTTTCTTAGCAGGTTCTGCTGCGAGAACAGAAACTGTAAATAAAGAAGTTACTAAAAAGATTATTGTTTTCATTTTTCATCTTTCTCTTTATTTTCTTTACCTTCCTGAATGGCTTGCCATTGTGGCACTGCCTGAACACGAATTTTGTTAATAATATCATTAACTTTAACAAAAGGCTGGTCGCCGAGTGCGGTTAAAATTAAATCAATCTCATCTGCAGTCAATTCTAATTTAATCATAGTATCAAATCCTTTATTTATTTTAATTTACCTTTTTTTCCAATATTGTATTTTGGAACAAGTTCCCATTCATCTTTCTCTTTGAAAGATAATACTTTAATTTGTGATAGGGATGCTTGTGGTTCTGCAGATGCAGCAAACGCAATCTTCAACAAACCCCAATCCTGCAATAATACAGCGACTGTGTTTCTTCTTTCGATATCATTGTTTGTTAAATTAGATTCTTTGCCATCTAATGCAAATAACTCTTTAAAATGAACAATGAAATATCTACCTTGTTTGTGTAGAATATGACAAGACTGGTATAACTTGTGTTCTTTGCGTGATGCAATACCAATACGTGTCAATGTTTCTTTTATTTTTAGAAAGTTGTCTGGTTCTGGGAGAATCACCTCGAGCATACTTTCTGGAGTCCAATCATAATAGACTGTTTCAACTGTCATAGTCTTCCACCTTTTTCGAATTTTTGTTTTATCATAGCCAACTGCTCTGGTGTCAATATAGTCAGAACAGCCATTGCTTTTTGTTTACTATAATCATAGTATTGCATGACCAAGTCCAAGTCTTCATTTTTGGGCAGTTTTTCAGCCCATTTACTGAACCTCTTTTTCTTGGCAATACTATTTAGCAAAAACGAAAATTGCCAGTCCTTTGGAGTCCATGGACGGCGATTCATTTCGTTGGCTTGTAAAACAGTATCTGGGAAGTACGCTAGACCTCTGTTGATAATGAATGATTTATAATCTTTCTCAGCCTGTGGTTCCTTAATTATATTAGTATCTTTTGTTTGATTAATGGCATTAATAAAGTCAAATGGTGTCATATAAACCTCACTTGAATTTACAATTAGCCATAATCTCCATCAACGCAGCAACATTATTAACCTCGATATCAGCTACGAATGCTGCCTTATACTGATAATCTGCCAATGTCAAAACTAATTCTGGTATAGAGGACTGTTCTAGAAAATCTGCTGCTGTGTCGTATAGTCTGCGGAACAATACAGATGTTTCGATATCATTGTTCTTCGCGACCCACATTCTTGCTTTCATAAAGTCTTTGGATTTTAAATATCCCAACAACTCTTTCATAGATTCATCAGAAAGATTTGCTAAGATACCTGTGTCAATACGACCACCAACAGAATAACGCTGGAGTTCATTTAACACTCTACGAAAATCTGGAAAGAATGTTTCAACTACTTTTGCTACAACTTTATTATCAGATTCAACACCCTCTGCGTTAAGAATATCTACAATCCTACGAAAGAAATTCGCAGCGATTTTAGGTTTCTCAGCTGACTCAATACGAAACTCAACTACTGAGCATCGACTGTGTAGTGGAGTTATGATTCTGTTTTTGAAGTTGCAGGTAAGGATGAATCTACAGTTGTTGGAAAATTCTTCAATAAAAGCACGCAGGGCTGCTTGCGTGTCGGGTGTGAGATAGTCGGCTTCGTCAAGGATGACGACTTTTGCACCTGCTTCTGTGAGACTAACAGACGAGGCAAAACTTTTGATTTTTGTTCGTAGTACATCGATACCTCTCTCTTCTGATCCGTTAATAAAAAGATAATCTGCCCCAAGTTCATTACACAATGCACGGGCAACTGTTGTTTTACCAACACCTGCGCTTCCTGAAAAAATAAAATTTGGAAGTTGTCCGTTCTTTATATATTCTTTGAATGTATCCTTCAATTGTTGTGGAAGAACACAGTCATCGATCTTTTTTGGGCGATACTTCTCACACCATAAAAATTCATCACGACTCATAATATAATCCCTTCAATTACTCAGCTGTTGAATCGGATTCTACTGCTACGTAATATGTTAGATCGTTAGATGTTGACTTAAAACGACAGATTTTCATCTTAGCAATAGATACCTCATACGATCCAGGCAACATTTTGAAGTTTTCAATTTTCATATTTGCTTGGAAAGTTTTATCTGTTGTTCCAATATTGATTTCAAATTTATTTGTTAGGGGATTTTTCTTATCAATAACAAGGGCAACCAACTTACCATCTTTGCCAATAAATGACACGTCAGATACTTTAAGGATACCTGCTGATTTGATAATGTGTTCTAGATTCGCAGAGGACAGGGAAAAATTAATCTCTGCTTCTGGAAATTGAATAGATTTGCTTGGTGTTTTTAAAGTGCTTTCTTCTGCTGCTTTGTAAACAATTTGATTGTTGCCTTCTTTAACAGTTACAACATCACCACTGAATGATAGATCTGGATCATCAAACAATGTTAGAACAGCCAAGAATTCATTTACGTCATATATACCAAAATTCTGTGGGAATTGTTCAGTAACAGTGACTTCAGAAATAATTGTTTTGTTTTCACTCATGGTTGAGAGTTTATTTCCCTCACGCAAAAGCAAATTCAAATTGATAGATGCAAAGTTTTTAAGTAGATGTTGTGTGTCTTTAGTTAGTTTCATTTGTGTTTCTCCTTCAATTCAAATGGGTTCATTAATATGTATAATCATTATACTGTGTTTGTGTGTTTTTGTCAAATAAAATTCCTACTATTGTTTGGATGATGGTGCGAATGTGGTACATCAAAAACAAAAGATAGTCTATCAACACTTCCTACATTAACAGCACTGTGATACTGTTTGTTATCAAACCAGAAGAATGTTCCAGGTTCGATAATATGTTCTTCACCACCACATTCGTATAAATATCTGCCAGAAATTGATAAATGGAATCTATCTCTTGTCAAATAATATGAACCCTCATCAATATGTCTTCTTACTTCATCTCCAGGTTTTAATCTAAAAAAAGCAGCACGAGAAGTCACCTTAATCTCACGAGCACGTAACCAACGAATCATTTCAAAATATTTTGTAAACATTGGTGTGTTCATCTGCAATTCTGTTGCCTTTGGATCATCGTCAGGATTTCTTACTACTGCCATTGTGAGTGGCAAAAACCCATAAGGATCCTTGTCTCCACCAATATTCTTATACTGAGAGACTGCCTTCCAATCTTGTGGATTATTTTGTAACTGTTTTAATATCTTACTCACATCCACATTACGATCAATAAATCTAAAATTACTCATCTATCTGATTAAATCTCTTTTCTTGAATAGTTTTCTCACCAAAAATTTTTCTAGGATTACCACACAATATACACTCTGGTGAACCACAATCCATTGCATGATGCTTAGAAAAACGATGCGGACTATCTACTTCAATACCATGCGACTTAGCAATCTTTACCTGTTTTCGCTCTTTCACTTTTCTTTGATGGATACGTTTTGAATGTTGTTCTTTTTGAATTTCGTCTGACATAGAACCCTCCATCTTGTTTATACATAACTATTTAGATTCCTCTAAAGAGTATTTCACATCATGTTCGTATAAAAACATTAAACAACACATTGCGTGCGCTAAATGATGCATACCTGATTCTGGGTCGATTTGTTCTCCATCTTTATATGCCCAGAGATGTCGTTGAAGCGCATCAAAATATCTACGCTTAGAATCAGGAACATATTTCCAGTTGTCTGGTTCATATTTTACTGCACCAAATGTCAGCACATCAACAGTAGCTCTCAATGCCAATGGTGGAAGCAAACCATACTGTGGTTTGCCACCATCAAACTTACGTCCACCTGTCGTGGCATTCTGCGATGCTGTTACTGCATCTGTGATTTGATTATTAACTTGTTTGATTTTTCTTGTCGCCATCATTTTCTCCTCACTACCAAATGCAAATGAGTCTGGACTCTCCTAAAAGAATCCAGACGCAACTCACTTAATAATTAGCGAGTAAAAGCAGCAGCACCCATAATCTGGTTCGCCAATGCTACCATACGCTTGCTTGGCTTACCAATACGGTATTTAACAACACGCTCACCTGTGCTCAGTGTCTTTGTGTTAGCATAAACACAATGACCCTCAGAACGTAGATAGTCTACTGCACGGTAAGGGTTCTTATAACCGAAAGATGCAGAAATTTGCTTTGCAGTAAATTCCTTGCCAGCTTCCAAATGCTTCAACAGCATTGCTTTTTTCGTAGTAGTCATTTACATGATCTCCTATTTTGTCACCACACAAATGAGAAAATGCGCACTGGTGACCACATGCGCATCTCTCTTCAAAACAATTAGATATTAGACTGCGCGAAACCAGTCTTAAGATCTTCTACTTCTTGATCGTAGTAGTCATCGCTACCAGACTCTTCGATAATTTTCTCGAACTTAGTCTTTTCCTCAAGTGCGGATTTCTTAACCTTCGCAGCTGCAGCTTCGGGTAAAGGAAGTCCAAAAACACCACGACCAACTTTATTTTTAGCAGTCAACCAGTTGGGGAAACCAACTTTCTCACCACCAGTTGCACGTTTCTCATTAAGAGTCCAGTAAATAGACTCTAGTTCTTTGCGAGAAACCTGACCTGTTTTAGCAACAGTGGGAAACTCACGAACGAGCGCATCAATGAAACGCTTTTGAGACTTAGTAAGATCAACATATTTCAACATAACAATTTCCTTTCGGTTTTCAAGTTTACAATAATATTATACTTCGTATTTGATTTTTTGTCAAATTAAAATGGTACTTCTTCATCAGGCTGTTTCACAACAGGCTCTTGGGTTGGTGCTGGATTCAAATCTGCATTCGGATCAGCTGCAACTTTATCGAACAAATCCAAGAACGCATCTTTGGTGTGACTGTCAAATCGATTGATAGCCAACTGAACAGATTTACGCTTGTCTTTATAGATCGCAAAGTTCTTCACGATATGAACCAAACGACGAGTCGTAATTGTTTCGTCAACACCACCATCCTCGAACGTGCGACGAATCGCATCTGCCCATTTGATTAGCACTGACGTAAACTCACCATCAAGGCAGTTCAGCGACTTCATCAAGTTGGTAACAATTTTCGCTTCGACTTTAGCACCAGGATACTCTTGCTCAAACACGATAGCGAAACGCTCTAGGAATGCTTCATTTAACACATTGGTGCCAATGTAACGACCATCATCACTACCTTTACCTTTGGTGTTAGCAGTTGCGATTACATTGAACCCCTGTTTAGGATACACGATTTCGTTCTTTGATTTAATATACAAGGGTTTGCCCTCTAGAACACCCTGAAGACACATGAGCAGGTTTGCGCCACCAGCATCAATTTCGTCAATCAGAATAGGAATGCCCTTACGCATAGCGATAACGACTGGACCATCCTCAATAACCACATTACCATCGACAAGGGTCTTAGAAGCAATCAATTTATCTTCGTCATCGGTTGCATTCAAATTAACACGAATGAGAGGGATTTTGTGTTTGGCACAAATCTGCTCAACCATCGTAGACTTACCATTACCAGTCGGACCTGTGATATAGATCGGATGAAACAGTTTAGATTTTAGAATAGCATCAACATCGCTGTGATTTCCCCAAGCAACATAGTTCGGATCAACGAGGGGAGCAGCAACAGTTGCTTCAGTTACATAATTGAGTTTTCGCACATCATTCTCGAAAGTTTCAGCAGGTTTAGCAACAGCATTGCTTGCGCCACCAGCGATAGCATATAGACCACGACCAACTTTATTTACCATCAACCATGTGGGATACTTGTTGATTCCAAGTTGTTCCATCGTAGAAACAATTTGTTGCCGAGAAACTGTGCCCGATGATTTAACATCTGGAAACATCTCGAACAATTTAGACTCAAACACTTCTTGATTCATCACATTCTCCATATCAAAATTAAATTATACCAAATTGACAATTAAATGTCAAGCATTAGTTCTTGCCGAACACAGACACACTTCGTGGAAATCCATTGGCAAAACCAGAAGTTCCAACTACAAACCCACGTGAATTTTTACCAGACATTTTGGACTTCGGAGTGCGTTGTGGTTTGTAAACTGTAACCAAAACATTCAACACTGGGTCAGTGTAAGTTGTCAATACATTGCGTGGTTTTTTCGTAGACATAATTAAGTTCCTTTTCAAGTTTATACAATAATTATACGTCCAAACCGAATAAATGTCAAGCAATTTGTTGGGATAACCCTACATCCTGTAGGGGTATTTTGGACCCCTACAGTCAAGGACTTTAGGCTACCGCAGCCACAAATCGATTCAACAGGACTCGGCTGGTTTTCTTAGCACCCAAGTATTTTCCGAATTTTCGAGCAATCTGATTGCTAGTCAATTTGGACATATCTTCCTCTAGTTCTGTATTATCAACTTTGATTGTATTCGGTAAAAGGAAAAGTTCATCATGACCATCCAAATTTACTGGAAAGAACATCTCATCATTAAAACCCTTACGAATTTTAATAGCCAAATCTTGTTGCTCGATGTTATTTCTAGCAACACCATAACGATCAACAGTATACATAAGTTCACGACGACCACGACCAATAACATGGTAACCAACAACTGCAGCATCATGTCGATCCTGAATCATTTTGCAAACACTGTTTGTAAATTGATATCCTTCAAATGCATAAGTTTTCTTTGTGTATTTGTCAAGGATAAATCCAACTTGTTTGATACGAACATGTTTCCCATTTATCACACGATATTCAGTACCACTAACATATTGAAGTGTCCCATCTTCTTTGATGTAGCGATGAACACCACCACCATCACCATCCGTAAGTTTGATCATTGTCAACTTCTCAATCTGATGGCGTGTTTTAAATTCACCAAGATAATCATACAGCCACGCAATTGCTTCATTTAGAGGTGTGCCATTGAGTTGATACTTTTCGCCGTAGCGATCAGGTCTTCTATCACTACGGTAACCGCAACTCATAACATAGAGATTGCGGCACATACGCTGGAACTCGCTCAAAGTTGCTTTACTGTTGAACAACTCAATCATTTTGAAATGATTTCCAAGATAAACAGTATTCGCTTGTCTTAGAAGAGCATCTTCCTCTCTTTCTTTTTGCAACATAACAATGTCATTGGAATTACAGTTGTCGCTGAAGGCATAAACCTCAAATGGGATTTTCGCACGATAGCAAAATGTTACCAAAGAGATCAACTGTTTTACAGTTTCCTCAAGATAATCCGACATGGAACCAGACCAGTCAATTGTAAAAACCATTCCGTGTTTGAACCCATCTTTTGTAACGGTAATTTGTTTGAACAAATCCTCACGAATTTTATACGAAGCAAGTTTGCGAGTATCAAGCACACCTGTCTTAGCAACAGATTGACGCTTATAATCGCTTGCTGCTTTTTTCATCTCAAACTCTTTGATGAGATAGTTGACAATACGACTTGTATCATTCTTGAATGATTCGTAGCGATCATATACTTTATCAATATTTGGATCACGCTCACCATAAGAGTTTGGTTCTGTACGAATATGCTCCAGAATTTCAGTGGTCTCACGCAACACAGTTTTGTAATCAATTTTAATTGTTGAACAATTCTTGAATGAGGGTAAGTTCACATAGACATATTCAGTTGAAGTGTCTGCAGATTCAGCCAATGCACGAGCAAAAGCATTCGCAGTTTGACTTTCTAGATCTTCGAACTCTTCTGGTGTTTCATTTGCTTCACTAATTCCACCATTACCCTTTACGGTAAGTTTATCCTTGTCCTCTTCGTCATCAGATTCATTTTTCTCAGGATCTGAAAAATCGGCATCCGATGCCCAATCATCATCATCAAACATTTCAGAATCATGCAGCAATTCAGACTCAAGATCTTCTAGATCATCTTGCTCTTGCTCAACTTTAAGTTTCTTGTACTCAACATCGTTCTCACGCTCGGCACGTTTGCGATCATTCTCACGTTTGACGAAATCATAGATTGATGTAGCCAAAGCAATCACATCGTTTACGGATTCAAGTTTATCAATTTTGTCAACAAGATATTTCTCAGAGACAGTGAATTTTACACCTGATTTGAAACCAACTTTGTACCAAAGATTGATACGATCGATCAATAAGAGATCGGAGATATTGCGATTTTTAATCGCAAAGAAATTGCGCTCATTTAACTCAGAGTAACCAGCTGTGAATGTTTTGCGAAGTCCAGGATATTTGCGTTTCATCAACTTCTCGATACGCACATCTTCGAGAACATTGAGATAGCCAAATGGAACATTCTTAGGATTGTTTGATTGAAACTCAGTGAACAGATTTTCGTTGGTATAGAGAGCATGACCAACTTCATGCGCTTTGAGCATTTCCTCAATTACTGGCGTCATGTTTTTCCACATGGGCAGAGTAAGAATTCGAGACTTTACGTCAAAGGACGCAGTCTGAACAGGTGCTCGATTAATGAGAAGATTTTCTTGAGCCAGTAGGCGAGTCGAAATATCGTTCGTAATTTCCGTCATAATTCCACCATTTGTCATAATATTTAATAATTATACAGCATTTCGCAATAAATGTCAAGCAAGTAACCCTACTCGCAGTAGGGTTATTCGAATCCTTATTGTATAAGGACTTACAGTCGCTCAACAACTATTCGATCACCCATGTCTTCACCAAGAGTGAAGTTTTCGTAATGACAACGAACAAATCCCTTTTTCTCAAGACTACACATTACAATCAATTGCCGAAGCACAGCCAGCTGACGATTCATTCCTTCCATATCATCATTGGGTAAACTAGTGCCCTCGGCATGGGACAGCATAAGAGTAAGCAGAAGCATTTGCTCCATTTCAAAAGAATCTTCATCGTCAGTTGAGGCAAGTTCATAAATCTCAGCAAATGAATTATCGGACAAACTTTGCACCCAATCACCAATCGAAATGTAAGGATTTTTCTGTAGATCAATCGCAAGCAGTCGTATGGTAGGACAAATATTTGTTGAGGATGCAATTACTTCATAGTTCAGATACCAAAGTTTATCATCCCCATCATAGTTCAGATTCATTTCCATCGTCAGTCTCCAGTTCACGATTTTGTTCTTTTGCGTGGGTATCACATAGCACAGTATGCCATCCATCGGTATATCTTTTTCCAGGACTGCCACAAACTTCACAAGTTTTATAACTCATACTCTCAGCAAAGGTAATGTAGTTGTAATGTTCTTCAGTTGCAGCATTCACATAGAATCGAAGTCCACCGAATTTTTCTTTTACTTGAGATGCGACTGGAACTTTTGCTGCTTCTTCTTCCATCAGCAAACGACTCTCTTCTACTTCCTTAGCAGTATAAAGTTTCTTGCTCCATGGTGGGGGTTTGCCACTTTCAAATACTTCTTTCTTGTGTTCATATCGTTCTTTAGCACTACGATACTTGCTTGTCAGTAAACCACAAAGAGTGTCGATGATATTATACCAACCATCGCCAGTGCAAATACCCCAGCACATGGCTGTATGGGTCATAGGTGCGTTACGATCCCTAAAGATCAAAGGATATTTTGCACACAGTTTTTCATCAAGTTCTTTTTTCATTATGCCTCCAACCAATGATCATTTTCTTTATACTCAATTGACTCATTACCATCATACTCAGTAATTTTAAACAGAGTGCCCTCTGGCAACCATGCAATCGTCAAATCATCCGCACCACCAGTGTAGCATTCCGAATACGTTTTTTTGCAGTACTCTTCAATATTGTCCAGCCATGGCTGTTTATCCTCTTTAGTTTCTGCTTCATTCATTTGTTCGACCATATACACAATAGAAGGATCAAAGATCATCGATTCTGCACCATCTGACAAAGAATTCCAAGTACTCCATCCAGCTCCAAATCCTGGAGAGTACAGAACCGCAACCAATCCATTACGAATCTCCTTACGGAGTTTTTTTTCATTACTCATAAAAACTTTCCTTTCATCCATTCCATCGCTTCATTCTCAGTGTCAAAATATGGTGATATGACTTTTAAATCCATTACCCAAAAGTAGGTGTATGTAGGTAAACCTGCATCTCTATATTTGATTAGATGTAGTTTAATTTCTCTAAGAGGTGATGAAGTCATAAGTTTTCTCAAAAATGCTACCATCACATATATAGAGTTCGCCATCAATACCACGCATGAGATAATCACCTGCCTTACCTTGCTTATAATTACCCTCTAGTGTATTCACTCGAAACTCTTCATCCATGCGTTTTGCGTGAACAATGATTGGTCGCTTTATACAACCAGCCATGCCTTCTACTTGTTCAAATGTATCAAATACTTTCATCGACAGCACCTCTTATCATCTACATACAGTGGACCAGGATCGTTTATTCTTTCTATGATTGGTTTAATTACGTGTTTATTTGTAACTCCAATTAGAATCGCAGCACCTGGAATGAACAAAAGCACAAATATACATACCAGAGAGGCTACAGCGATACATGTTTTCATAGGTATCCTTAAAAAAAAGAATGGTGGGGGCAAGCCGATAGGGACCCGACCGAAAAAAAAGGGGACCCGAATTTTAAAGTCAATTTTTTGACCCCCCCCCGACCTCACTCCTCGGAGAGACTCATCATCCAGTACTGTTTCTCCAATTCAAGTAATGATCTTTCTTCTTCCTCTAGGAATGCATCAATACATATATTCAGATGTTCTTCATTTGCTTCAGCAGCATATTCAGCACATATGGAATTTATTTCATCGATATTCATATCATCCTCTACACTGTTATTATACAAGTAATCAGCATATATGTCAAATGTATTTCCGAAGAACCTCTTGTGCATCACTGACATTCTCGATCTCATCCAACTCTGCCAGCAGCACCATCTCTTCCAATACACTGACCATTCTCAGTGTTCTTCGAGGGAGAGTGCTCTTCCACTCCATGTATTCATCATATCCATCGATCGCCCACATCTTGTCCAGCAGAGCCACCTGTTGCTTGGTCAGTCCAGTGATAGTCACCATATATACCCCCCCCCATTAGGCAGTTAGAATGTAGGTAGCGAGGTCTTTCCAGTTGTCATTGGAAGCACGAACCTTGCTGACGGAGATCAGAGTGCGAAGGGAGATTTCCTTTGCCTCATCCTTGAGATCGCGAATCAGAGCAAGAGCATCGCGAACGATCTTCTTGTCATACTCAGGCATAAACTCTTCAGAGTCAGCGATGGTAGCCATACGCTCGATCTTCTGTTCGGAGTTCATGGACAGGTCGATCATCATGCTACGTGAACGAATCGCTTGATCAATTGCACCTTCTTCCATATTGGAGATGAAGATGACACGACCTTCGAAGTTGAACGAGCGAGGAAGATCTTCATCACGGAAGTCAGCGTTCCAGGAGATGATACGCTTA